ACTGATAGTACAAAATCTTAGGAGTATCTTTAGTTACGGCTATTTGTAGATATGTGCTAGTTGTTGTGACCCCTGTTGTATACGCTGTGTTCTTTGCTGCATCTAAATAAAGTCTAAACGGATGACTAGACATATCGCTAGAACTTAGAGTGAACCTATAATGATACTCTGAATTTGCCGTTGTAGAATCTACCCCATGCAATGTTATAGCAGGTGACTCTATACCGTTTATAAAATATGCGTTGCCACTACCATCCCCACTGTAAGGATGTGCAGACGTTTTGCTAGAAACAGTAACTGTAAACTCTACAGGAGATGATGAACTTCCATAAATTCCTGCTTCTGCCTTTGATTCAATCAACCCTACATTTTCTATGTCATTATTCTGTGCATCTAAGTCTCCTCCCAACTGAGGAGTCGAATCGTTTACTACATCCACACCTGTAAGACCTGCACCACTACCACTAAAAGCTGTGGCTGTTACAGTTCCCCCTATGGCAACATTGTTACTGCCATCTTCAACAACAATCTTACTGGCAGGCACTGTGATAAATACATCTTTAGTTCCTGCACCAAAATTTACAAGATTATTACTATTTGAGCTTGCTATAACAGATCGTGATAGTGTTGTGCCAGAAGCTGTAAATGTTCCTACACCAACCTCAAAATCACTATTGGTATTATCAACAATAGCATAATAGGTGGTATCAGAATTAGATAGATTAGCAGCAAAAGTTTCAAAGTTAGTGACTGCACCTGCGAGAGTGATCGTTCCTGTACCTGTTGTCGTTGTCGTTTCACGAACTCTATCTGCAATCACAAATGCCATTAGGCTATCCTTATTATCGCATTACTTGAATCAGCCGTTGGGAATACAACTGTAAAATCACCAGAGGATGCCGACTTATCTGCTCCAAAATCTAAGACGCAAACAGATGTATCACCAGTAGTGTCTTCATTAAATATTAACGCTCCTCTAGCTGTAAGCGTTACGTTGCTAAATGTAAGATCGGAAAAATCTGTAAGAGCCGTTGTACCTGATGTACTTGGGTCTACTCTTGTTAAGGTTCCACCCTTTGCCGTGTAGTTTGTTCCTGAAACTTCATTACTTGTTGTATACGCTGTGGTGGTTGCGTCTAAACTTGCACTTGATGTATACAAGGCTAATTTAAAAGTATTACCACCACTATTTAGAAAGTTGTGCTTTGCCTCTAGTAGTTCTTTCTTGAAAGACGTACACATTGCCTGTGATATAGCCATTATAGTCTCCTTATGTGTTCTGCAAGCTGTTCTTGTCCTGCATCTTTAATAGCATTGTAAATAGTTGTTCTGTCTGATTTTATAGCTTCTTTCATGTAAAACGCTATAACTTTTTCTAGATGTTCTTTGAAAGCTCTTGCTTGTTCTCTAACTTCTGGAGTAGCTGTATCACTTACCTCTACTATTTTATCAGAGCATCTCTTGGCTATTTCTTCTGGTGTAAAACCTCTGTTCTCTGTTGTATGTACATTAACTATAGGTGTTTTAGGTAGTTCCATTAACATTACATTATCCTTGCTTCACCGTTTCTATAACTATCTCTTTTGTTTCTGCCATCAGCAAGTTGCTGTAATCCTGCCATAGCCTCATCATAACGTGTTTTGTAGAATGATATTATATCAGCCTCACCCTTCATAAACGTATATGCCTCTACCAATGTGCCATATAACAAAGTTGCCTCTGCATTATCACCAAGCCATGATGTAGAGGATGTCACGATAGATGGTGGATCATAGTAATAGTGCAGTTGCACCGTGTATGTAGAATCTGGAGTAGGAGCTAACAAAAAGTTATCCCCATCAAACAAAGAATAATACAAAGGAAGTCCTGTTGTTCCTGTTGCAGGATATGCCTCTCGTATAAAGTTTACATCTTTTGGTAACAAGAAAGAGTAGTTACTACTACCG